GCTCGTGCCATGCTTGAAGAGCTTGGATGTGATTACATTGTTATTAATGGATCTATGAATGGCAATATTGACACTCTCCGAAACGAAATCCTCAACTTCGCGTCTTCTGTGTCGCTCAGTGGGGGGCGCAAGTACGTTATCCTTGATTAGGCAGATTACCTCAACGCAAACTCTACCCAACCCGCACTACGCAATTTTATGGAAGAGTTTTCCAGGAACTGCGGCTTCATACTCACCTGCAATTTTAAGAACAGAATCATTGAACCGTTACATTCTCGGTGCTCTGTTGTAGACTTCAAGATTTCTAAGAAGGATATGGCCAAGCTCGCAATGCAGTTTATGAAGCGAGTTGCTATTATTCTTGAAACTGAATCCATTACTTATGATAAGGCTGTTGTTGCTGAAGTAATTCAGAAGCACTTCCCAGATTGGCGTCGAGTTCTCAATGAGCTTCAACGTTATTCTGGCACAGGTAAAATTGATTCTGGTATTCTTGCTAATCTTGAGGAAGCTTCATTCAAGCAGCTTGTAACTTATCTTCAGGATAAGAACTTCACGAATATCCGTAAGTGGGTTGGTGAAAGTCTTGATGGTGATCAGACAACTTTGTTCCGTAATCTTTACGATAATGCACACGAATTCCTTTCAAAGGAAGGCGAAGCTCAACTCATCCTTCTTCTCGGTCGATATCAGTATCAGGCTGCATTCGTTGCAGATCCTGAGATTAATGTCATGGCTTTGCTTACCGAGATTATGATGGATGTGGAGTTTAAGAAGTGAACCCATTCGATTATGTTAATGCAATCCTCTATACTAAAAAGGACATAATGGAACAAAACGGTAACGAGAAAGATTACAATCCTTTTCTTACCAATCGAGCTCTTTCATACCACCGAGACAGTATTTTCACAGCCCAGCAACTCAACCTTCTTCCAGGTCTCGACAACAAACTTCAATTTCGTTATTTAATAAATACAATACGCCCAATGAAACGAGACAAAAAACAGTGGGCTAAGAAGAAAGAAAATAATGATATTGATGCAGTCATAGAGTATTTTGGTTACGACTACAAACAGGCTCTCATAGCGCTATCCATTCTTTCTAAAGATCAGTTGAAACAAATAAAAAGAAAATTGGAAAAGGGTGGGCTATGAATGATCTATTAGAAACACTTATTGAAGTGAAAATCGCCGAAGAAGAAGATTTCCTAAAAATTAAAGAAACTCTTACACGAATCGGTGTAGCTTCCCGAAAAGAAAAGAAAATTTATCAATCCTGTCATATCTTTCATAAGCAGGGCAAATATTATATTGTTCATTTTAAAGAAATGTTCGCTATCGATGGCAAGCCTTCTAACTTCTCAGATGAGGATAAGGGTCGCCGTAATAAGATAATCGAGCTTCTTCAAGATTGGCAGCTTCTTAAGGTCGTAGAATCTGAAAGAATCAAAGACCCATTAGCGTCTATGAGTCAGATTAAGATCATCAATCATAAAGAGAAAGATGAGTGGACTCTAGAAGCTAAGTATAATATGGGTCGTAAAAAGAAGTAAAAGGATTTTTATATTATGAAGTTACCGTGGACAGTTCAAAAAAAAATTAATACCCCTGCTGAAGAAAAATTAGATCAAATTAAATCAATCTTGTTTCCTCCTCTTAAGTTAGACGAGGAATTCGACAAAGATGGTTCATCTATCAAGTATCATATCGATTATTCTGCTGATTCGAATTTAGATGCAGTTCTAATGGATCTTCAGGAGGGGTTTAACGACGAGGCTTCTCATAAGACTCTTAATGATGTTATCATCAGATTGAATAGAGTTAGAAGATTGCTAGAGGCTTTTGCTCAGCTAGATCCAAATGCAAAATATATCATTGTCGAGAATATGGAGAAAGATCTAGATGTCAAAACAGCAGATACTGACGACAGATATTGATATTTTTATCAAAGCTTTAGAAGATATGATTGATGCTCGAGATGATATGTGGGAAGAAGAGCAGCATCATAACTATAAGAAACTTCATGAGATTGAAGACAACAGATATATCCCCGCACGAACAGCTGTGCGAAATTTTCTAGAAAAGCTCGCAAAAATAGGTGTTGACTAATTTCTCCTAATATGGTATACTATGTATACGGTTGGAGAAAAACAATGACGATGCATATTCTTCCTGCATACTACACCACTACAAAAACCTCTTCTCGTAAAGCCAAGTCCAAGCCTCCTACCAAACACGATGCTTGGTTGATGAAAAAAGGTCTTCACCCCGACCAAATAAAGTTGAAAAAAGGTGTTGACAAAAACTGGAAAAAAGCGTATACTGAGTCTATGATGGTTGATCGAAGCGATTACGTCTCCTCCGGATTTGGAAACGGTCGCACTTCTAAGCCAGCACAGAAGGTGTATAGCGGCGAGCGCAAGCTTCTTGGTATCGCTACTATGCATAAGTCTAACATGGTCCCCGTCTTTGCCAAGCAGGACGCCGAGGATATCGCTCGTATGAGGAGAGGTTGATGAGAGTTTCTGAAAAGCTTACTAAGGTAAACGATACCGTTACTGTTAATATCTACGATAATGGTTTTATGGTAGAAGTTAGCGGTCGCGATCATGATGATGAATGGTCGCAAATCAAGCTCGTGTGTTCCGATCTTGATATTGTTAGCGCTGTTCTTCAAGAAATTGTTAAGATGGATAAGTCCTAATGGATATGGTCGAAATCCAGCTTCAAGATGTTACGGGTAACTGGCGTACGTATAACGTTACCCTAAACAATTCCCAGATGATCTTGTCTGGGATGAAGCAGCTCAGCAACCAGTTCCCTGGTTATCGTGTGAGAGCTGCTGATATGAATGGGAAAATTGTTGACGCTCTATTTTAATGTTGACTTTTTTCTGAAAATGTGCTACAATATGACTAAATAATGAACCAAACGGAGAAATAAATGACTAAGACTGATCGCGTTTTTGAAGCCCTCGTTGTTAACGGTGAACAGCTCACCGCGAAGCAGCTTTCTGCTCGTTATGATATCGCTAACCCTCACGATGCTGTTTATCAGATTCGCATGAGTGGCTACCCGATCTATCTTAATAAGCATAAGGATACCAAGGGTCGCGTTACTCACAAGTATCGCTTTGGTACTCCATCACGTTCCTTGATTGCAGCTGGCTACAAAGCCATCGCTGCTGGTCTCGTCTAAGTTTCCCTCGATAAAGGGATTCGAAAGGCGGGGCCAAAACCCCGCCTTTTTTGTTGTTGACTTTTTGGCAATAACAAGTATACTAAGAATATGCTGTTTGACATTGTTGGAAACCAGAAACAATCGAAAGGTTGTTTCTTCTAAAAGAGCTATGCGATGCTGCCACATCGTTAGTGGCAGCTACAAGATATCTCGTATGGGGTATGCAAGATAGCTCTTTTAGAAGAAACAACTTATTAGGTGTGGTGTTGTGGAAAATCCCAGTGTTCCTGGGCAGCGCACAGTCAATGGGTCCTCTGTCCTGCAGGCACGGCCAATACTGAGTTGTAATCGAAATAGGAGTCATGACCTGAAATAAGATTACAGATTAAAGCGAACGGTATGTAGGTTTATCCATATCCATAACATGACATCACTCCTAATAAGTTTGGACTCTTAGCGCAATAGGTAGAGCATCGGACTTTTAATCCGCTGGTTCTGGGTTCGAGTCCCAGAGAGTCCACCAAGCCTCTATAGCTCAAAGGTAGAGCACACGACTGATAATCGTGCGACCAAGGATCGATACCTTGTGGAGGCACCATAATACGGAGATTAGCGCAGTCTGGTAGCGCATCTGCTTTGGGAGCAGAGGGTCGTAGGTTCGAATCCTGCATCTCCGACCAATCCCCGCTAATTCGATGCGTCGATTAGCCCCTCCAGTTTCCGGACTGGAGACTTATAACGGAAGTGTGACCGAGTGGTTTAAGGTTCCAGTCTTGAAAACTGGCGGGGGTGCAAGTCTCCCGTGGGTTCGAATCCCACCGCTTCCTCCATTATATATAGTTTAGGTGGGCTGCAGAGACGGTGGTTCTGCGACGGACTGTAAATCCGTTCCTTAATGGTAACACTGGGGGTTCGAATCCCTCCCCACCTACCATAA